GGAAATCGCTGTTTTGAAAGAAGGCAAACTTTGCTACGACACATCATTGACAAACGATGTTAAGGTGTTTGATACCGATGAGGAAGCAAATATGTTTATCCAACATGCCATCGAGGTGTTGGGCAATCTGAGACAGAACTAATGAAACCCTTTCCGTACCAGCTTCAAGCGGTCGATTCCGTCGAATCCTTCGGCGGTCGATCCCTGATCGCCGCCGACATGGGGCTGGGCAAGACGTTGATGGTTCTGGAATACCTTCGCCGCCATCCCGAAGCTCTGCCAGCGGTGATCATCTGTCCGGCATCGATCAAGTACCACTGGGAACGGGAGGCGATGAAGTTTCTGGGCGTTCGATCCATGATACTGGAGGGGCAGATACCTTCGGTGTCGGCGGCTTTGCCTGCGAAGATTGTCATCATCAACTACGATATTTTGAGGTTCTGGGTTCCTTGGCTTCGATCGTTACGACCGAAGTCGGTAGTGATAGACGAATGCCACTACGCAGCGAACGGACGAGCCAAGAGAACAAAAGCGATCAAGAACCTCTGCCGGGGGGTCAAAACGGTGTTGGCCCTGAGCGGAACTCCGCTGGTCAACAGGCCCATCGAACTATGGCCTATCTTAAGTCTGCTCCGGCCTTCGGTGTTCCGCAGCCGATGGGATTTCGGTCAGCAGTTCTGCGGAGCCAGATATACTCCGTGGGGTTGGGACTACCGTGGTGCGTCGAACATCGGCGAGCTTCACCGTCTGTTGACGCAGAACGGTATGGTCCGTCTGCGAAAGAGCGACTGCCTGAAGGATCTGCCATCGAAGGTCCGCCAGATCATCACTTTGCCGATCGACAGACCGGGGGAGTACGAAGCAGCGAGCAACGACTTCCTCGGGTGGCTAGCCAAGGAAGATGCAGCCAAAGCCCGAAGAGCATCGAAGGCTGAGACGATGACTCGGTTGAGCTACCTGAAGATGTTGGCAGCTAAACTGAAGCTACGCTATGTGGTCGGTTGGATCAATGAGTGGTTGGAGCAGAGCGACGGAAAGCTGATCGTATACTGCTGGCACCGAAAAATGGTTGAGGCATTGGCCCGCCGCTGCGGAAAGAATCCCTTAGTGATAGACGGCAGCGTGACTGGAAGAAACCGGCAGGTGATGGTGGACCAGTTCCAGATAGACAAAAGCAGGAGGTTGTTGATCGGAAACATTCAAGCGGCGGGAACCGGATTAACCTTGACTGCTGCCAATACGGTCGTATTTGCCGAGCTGACTTGGCGACCGGGGGACCACATTCAGGCCGAGGACCGCATCCACAGGATCGGAACGGAAGGTATTGCCTGGTGCATCTATCTGGTCGCTGCGGAGACGATCGAGGAGAGATTGTGCGAGGTGATCCAGCAGAAGCAGAAGGTGTTGTCCAGGACTCTGGATGGTAGACCCACTTCGACCGATCTGAATGTGTATGACGAACTGCTCAAGGAACTCAGGAGCCAATCGATAATAAGTAAACGAAAGGATATTTGAATGACGCCCATGGAATTCAGTATAATCGATGTGCCGTACAGTGATTCCGATCAGGAATTGTGGAAGCAGAAGGTGCGGCAGGTTGTAACCCAGTTTGATCCCTTGCTGACGAAGGCTTTGACTCTGGAAATCATGTTTTTCATTCCACGACCCAAGAGCCACTTTGAAACCGGTCCCCATGTAGGAATTCTGAAGCCACAGGCACCATATTATCCAGCAGAAGAGTTGGATATTTTGAAAATCAGTCGTGGCATAAAGGATGCATTGACAGGACTTGTTTGGCAAGACAAAAACCAAGTTGTGTTACACATCTGTGAAAAGCGATACGGTGATCGATACGAGACGCACGTAAGGATATCCGATATACGTGTCGGATAGCTTCTTTGCGATGTTGTAGTAAGTGCCAAACACTGCGAGCGACTGCTATTGGGAGGCGTATCGCTCGCAGTATGAACCAACAACGCCTCCCCGAAAGGAAATGGTGTACAAATGGCCAAGTCTACGAAGAAGCAAGAGAATGGCGGAGTGTTGAAAACCACGGTAACGATTCCGAAGCTAGAGCAAGGTCGGTTCCGGATGAAGTTGATCGGCGACAGCCCATTGCTGGTAAACAACAAGCTGAGCATCGCAAAGGAGCTATCCGACACATACAGCGGCTCTGGCAAGACGGGCAGGCCGAAAAGGCTGCCTGCGACCCCCGACGAGCAATACGCTAGAGCGTTCTACGTGATGGCCGACAGCAAGCATCCGGCACCGCATCCGAAGGGTCGTTACGGCATCCCGACCAGCGGAATTTACAAGTGTCTGTGTAAGGCGATTCGCCAAACCGGAATCACCAACAATACGGAAATCGGAGTCATCGGGGGTTCGTTCCGTGTGATCGGTGGACCACAGGGTTTGTCCGAAATACAGTTCGATCGGTTAGAGCGGGACGAGCGGCCGGTCAACATCGGCAGTGGCCAGAAGACCGTACCGCAGATGCGATACCGACCGATGTTCCACGGTTGGTCCGTAGTGGTTGACATCGTGTTCAACCGTCTTGTCATCTCACCCGAGCAGATCGTCAATTTGGCGATGCATGCCGGTCAGTACGTCGGCTTGTGCGAGATGCGAGCCGAGAAAAAACAAGGCGAGTGTGGCGGTTTCTACGTTGAAACTGCTTCGGTGAATTGATGTGGAAGCGGGGACCGATGGCGTTCGGGGGGAATCGTTCCCCCGAACCCATCGAATCCGCTGGATGATAGATAGAATTGGAACGGAGGGGACTGGAAAGGAAAGGAGCGGATCGGACGGGACCAGAAAGGAACGGCTGTAGTGGAAGGGAATGGACGGGATCGGAGCGGATTGGAGCGGATCGGACCGGAAAGGAACGGCTGTAATGGAATGGAACGGAGGGGAGAGGAGGGGATGGGAATGGATTGGAGAGGACCGGAAAGGAACGGCTGTAATGGATGGGATTGGACGGGAATGGACCGGAATGGATCGGAAGGGACCAGACCGGATAGGATAGGAATGGAAAGGAACGGCTGTAACGGACCGGACTGGATCGGATTGGACCGGATAGGAGGGGATCGGAAAGGAACGGCTGTAATGGACTGGAAGGGAGTGGACAGGAACGGCTGTAATGGAATGGATGGGATCGGAACGGAAGGGAGCAGAACGGAGCGGAAAGGAACGGCTGTAATGGAGCGGATGGAAACGGATCGGATAGGACAGGATCGGAACAGAAGGGAGCGGATTGGAACGGACGGGAGCAGAAAGGAACGGCTGTAGTGGAGAGGATCGGATCGGAACAGAAGGGAGCGGAACGGAACGGAAAGGAACGGCTGTAGTGGAAGGGACAGGATCGGAATGGATCGGAAAGGAACGGCTGTAATGGAACGGATAGGATCGGAAAGGATGGGAATGGAACGGATAGGATGGGAGCAGAAAGGAACGGCTGTAGTGGAGAGGATGGAAACGGATCGGATAGGAAGGGAGTGGACAGGAAAGGAACGGCTGTAGTGGAAAGGACCGGAAGGGATCGGAAAGGACCAGAGCGGATAGGATAGGAATGGAAAGGAACGGCTGTAGTGGAGAGGAAGGGAACGGATGGGATGGGATCGGAGAGGACCGGAATGGACAGGATTGGAAAGGAACGGCTGTAATGGAGGGGAGGGGAGGGGATCGGAATGGACGGGAGTGGAAGGGAAAGGACCGGAAAGGAACGGCTGTAGTGGAAAGGACCGGATGGGAGTGGATTGGATAGGAGTGGATTGGAAAGGACAGGAAAGGAACGGCTGTAATGGAGCGGATGGAAACGGATCGGATAGGAAGGGAGTGGACAGGAAAGGAACGGCTGTAATGGAGCGGAAAGGATCGGATCGGAATGGAAGGGAGGGGATAGGACCGGAAAGGAACGGCTGTAGCGGAGCGGATGGGATGGGAATGGACAGGAAAGGAAAGGAGGGGAGCGGAAAGGAACGGCTGTAATGGATGGGATCGGATCGGATCGGAATGGAAGGGAAGGGATTGGATGGGACTGGAAAGGAACGGCTGGAGCGGTAAACCGACAACAAACCAACAACAAACCGACAACAAACCGACAACAAACCGACAACAAACCGACAACAAACCGACAACAAACTAACGGAGGAATTGAACATGGACTACAAGTACGAGTTCGTATTGTCGCCTGATCTGCGGTACGGCACCGCCGATCAGCGGAAAGCGTTGTTGCGGTGGATCAACTGCAACTTTCAAAACAGGAGACCAACGACAGATGAATTGTTGGCCGAGTGCATGAATCCGAAGAGCGAACTGTACGGTTTAATCGAAACGGATAAGGTTGCCGCGGCCGAGCGGTACTGGCGTAATGCGGCCAAGGATGTGCTGCGGCATGTCAATCTCGTGCGGATCGAGCTGAAGACGAACACTATAACCGGACCCGTTGTTGCGTACACTCCGCCGCCGCGTGGACAATACGGTCGCACGAACGACAATGACTATATTCCAACCAGGCGGGTGATGAACGATCCGACAGCTCGCAAGTCAGAGATGGAGCGTGCCTGCGACGATGTAGCGATGTGGTGCAATCGTGCCGAGCGATACGCAGAATTCTTTCAAGAGTTCGGCGAGGTGGTGGAGATACTCAAGACGCTTCGCAAACGGTTATTGTCTCGAATCAAAAAGATCAAGAAAGGAACAGCACTATGAACAGACCTTTTCCAAACAAATGACCGATCTTGGAGCAGATGGCCGACGGACTATCGGTTGGTCGATGCTGCTACTACTTACCAGATGGCAAGACATGTCCTCGTCACGACGACGTGTCCGAGGAAGTATCACATTACAGAGAAACCGGTTTCTGCACGCTCGAAAACATTATGCGAAAACGCAAGGAGCCTTCCTTGCCAAGAAAGGAAAAACCATGAAGCCATCCGAGATTCACGTCGGCTACACCTACGTTAACCGAAATGCGGGCCGAACAAGACGAAAGGTCTTGGCAATCGGTGATGAGTATCGCCCGGAAAAGTGGTACGGCTCCGGCTCGTACAAACGGTGGTACAGCTCCGGCTCGTGCAAACCATGCAACGAACCGGGTGTATTATTCGCTCTGGTTGATGAGAGGGGTGTGTCGTACGGAGAAGAAGCACTGTACCTGTCCTCTTTCGCAAAGTGGGCAGGAAGTGTTTGGAAAAAAAGAATATAGAAATAGACTTTGCCTACGACCTTTATCTTTTCGTACTTGTTGGAAACCGTACCGCATCGCAAACCGCAAACAGCGAAGAATGAAAAGTCGTGACGCTCACCGACCTTCTCAGAGAACTAGGTATCCCCTACCGGGAGCCCGGAACACATCACCATGCCCACCGACTAATTGGAATCGATTGTCCGTTCTGTTCGCCCAATAGCGATAGATACAGGATCGGTCTGAGTAGCCGAGGCTATGCTACCTGCTGGACCTGTGGCGGACACCGCCTGGGCGACGTGCTGATGGCCGTCACCGGTAAGAAGTGGGCAGAGGTCAAAGAATGGCTGGAACAGGTCCGAGATGGTTCCAGTGTCGCATCCAAGGACATCCGGCGGGGAACTGATGTGGAAATGCCCTTGGGCGTCGGAACCCTGAGAGGACCCCACATCGCTTATCTGAAGGATAGAGGATTCGATCCGAAAGAACTAGTCAAGCTGTGGAACTTGCGGGGAATCGGACCGTTCAGCAACCTACCGTGGCGGTTGTTTATTCCCATAGTTCATGAGGGATGGACGGTCAGTTGGACTACACGAGCCATAGGCGATTCGTCGCTGAGGTACATCTCGGCCAGACCGGATCAAGAAACGATGGCTTTGAAAAATATCTTGTACGGAGCCGACTACGTACGACATTCTGTTGTAGTATGCGAGGGGCCGACGGATGCCTGGAAGATCGGTCCCGGAGCGGTAGCGACGTTAGGTACGCAGTACACCGCAGGCCAGGTAGACTGGATCGGCAAGTGTTCCGTCAGAGCGATATGCTTCGACCGGGAGCCGGCGGCCCAGAAGCGGGCCCGTCAGTTAGCCAGTCGTTTGGAGTTGTTTCCAGGTCGGACCGAGGTGATCGAGCTAGAGTCCGGCAGCGACGTGGCGGACGCGGAGCAAGCGGAGGTAGACCAAATTCGAGACCGCTACTTGGAATGATTCAATGGTGTTTGTTGCCGAGGCAGGGATCAACGAGGAGGAAGGCTTATGACCGACGACGGATTCAAACACAAGGTACTTGACAGTCTCCGAGTGATTGAGTTGCTGCTGATCCTGGGGACTTGCCTTGTCCTCGTTTTCATCAAGCTCGAAGGCGATGCGCTTCTGCGACGGATGAACGAACCGCTGCGGACATTCGATGTTGGAGCACCCTTGCTCTACGACGACACGTTCACCGTAGATGATGACGGCACGCTGCAACTAAAGGAAAGCCGTCCGTGCCCACGGGAAGTACCGTAACTTTGCAAACGAATGCGACACTCCGTCGTGGTGCGCGAGGGATTGTCGGAGAACCTGGCAGATCGGTCTTTTTTGTTTCCGATCCATAGGTTATAATAGGGGTGCCGAGTGATGCCCGGCATGGAGTCAGTAGGTGGACTGAATGACGATTGAACTGGAACAATGGACTTATATTCGTACAATTTGAAAGGGAAGAGTCGCCGGTTCATCGTCGATTCTGATCCGCCTATAACCGCCCCGCCGGCATCAACCATCGGGGCGGTTTCTTTTTGCCCTCTGCATCCTCACTTCTAAGGGGTAAATATCATGCCGAAGTTTCAAGGGTTTCGTTTACCCCAAGAAAACTGGTTTCGTCTGCCGAACGAATGGACCGACATCACGGCGGGGATCAGTTCGTTGGCGGAGTTGAAGGTGATCGAGTATGTTCTACGACACACCTGGGGGTTCGGAGATCAACAGAAGCACATCACGCTGGACGAGTTTCAATTCGGCAGGAAGAGGGTGGATGGTAAGCGGTTGGACAGCGGGATCGGAATGAGTCAACCTAGCGTCATCGATGGTATACGACGGGCGGTGGAGGATGGCTACTTAGGTGTTTCCACCATTGAAACGGACCGGGCTCGCATCAAGAAGATATACTATCTCAAGATAAAAGGAAACGAAGAAAACGGAGACGAAGAATTCTCATCTTCTGGGAATAAAGGCTCCGATCCAGACCTAAAGAATCTTTACCCCCGATCTAAGGAAACTTTAGATCCGAGCCCACTGGGATCTAAAGAAAGGTTAGATCGATCAGAGAAAGACACCTCTCCTCTTAGAAAGAAACTAAAGAAAGAATGGGCGAAACAAGTTCGCCCACCCACTCGTTCCAACGGATTCCTTTCCGAACCGTTCGACATGGAAGCTGCGGAGCGCTTGAAGTCGTCGTTGAAGGGAACCGAGCTAGGCGACAGAGTTAGGGTAGATACATTGGCAAAGAGATTCGTCCGTCTCAGGACCGAACGTCATGTGTCGAAGGAAAGAATCAAGAGGGTCGTTCGATTCATGCAGAACCATAGTAGAGAAAAGTATACGCCGAAGCTTTACAAAGCGGATGATATAATCAACAAGTTCACCAGGATCGAAGATGCCATCGGACGGACCGACGGAAGTAATTCGGACGACTCCAACGCTAGAATGAAACTGATTGCAAGGTTGCAGAACAGGATGGAGGATCTCGGAACGTTCGACGTAACCCGTCGTGTGACGCAGAAGGATGTGGACTTTGTGCTGAAGGAGTTCGGCATGAAGCCGGGGGAGGTCAAATCTGTTGAAGTCTAGACGGTTCGATGATGGAAGAAATCTTAGGTTAGTGCTGGCCGGAATGGTGACGGACCGGACGGTGTGCTCTAGGATCGCATCTAGGTGGACCGATCCAGGGCTGTTCGCCGAACCGTGGGCAAATTTGGTCGGTCGCTGGTCGATCGAGCACCTGCGGAAGTTCGACGCGCCGATCGGCGGCAACGTTCGGGACGCTTTCGAGAAGTGGGCCGCCGCAATCGATCCGGAGGAGTCGGTCCTGCGTTCGATTGAGAGGTTCCTGTTGGCGGTCAGTGACGAGTACGAGCAGGGTGATCCAATCAACTCGGGTTATGTGCTCGACGTAGCTCAAAGGCTGTTCGACAAGGCAATCCTCCGGCGGGTGGTAGAGGATGCCGAGGATTGCTTGAATCGAAACAAGATGGACGAGGCGTTCGGTAAGCTGGCGAGAGTCGGGTCGGTCCAGTTGGGAATCGGGTCGATGATCGAGCCTGCCGAGGACTTCGATGCCTGGTATGCTGCGTTCAATGTAGATCGCGAGAAGCCTTTGATCCCCTATCCAGGGCGGTTGGGGAAGTTTTTCGGATGGACGTTCGGCCGCGGTAAGCTGGTGGCGTTCATGGCACCGGACAAAACGGGGAAATCGATGTGGTTGCTGGATGCTGCCTACCGGGCTGTAAGAAACAGATGTAGGGTGGCGTACTTCGATGTTGGGGATATGACCGAGGCTGATGTACTTTACCGGTTGGGAAGCCGAGCTGCTGCCATGCCGCTATGGTCCGGGATCGTCCAAGTGCCGAAGTCGATCAGCAGGGACGGTGAGGTGGAGTACACGAAGAAGAAGTTTTCGGAGGGGCTCGGACCGTCGGAGGCGTACCGGGCGTTCCGCAAGGCATGCAAGCGAAAGGGTGGTTTTCGTCTGAGCTGCCATCCGAACGGCACTCTGTCGGCTAGCGATGTGGGTAGTAGGTTGTCGGATTGGATCAGAGAGGGTTGGTGTCCAGATGTTCTAGTGATCGACTACGCTGACATTATGGCACCACCACCTGGTGTGGAAGACGCTCTGGGTCAGATCGACGATACGTGGAAGCACTTGCGAAGGATCAGCCAGGAATGCCACTGTCTGGTGCTGACGGCGACCCAAAGCAGTGCGGCCGCTTACGCTGAGAAACAAAGAACCTTGACTCGCCGGCACTTCAGCGGCCGGAAGACGAAACTAGCCCACGTCAACGGAATGATAGGTTTGAACGTCTCGACGGAGGACAAAGACAACGGTGTTACGAGGGTTAACTGGGTGGTTCGTCGGGATGCGGACTACAACGACCGAAGGTTCATTACGGTGGCTGGTTGTCCGCCTCTGTGCTGTCCGACGATGAAGTGCTGCGATTGACTAGAGTACTCAATGAAGAGGAAGGAGTGATATGGTAAGTTCCGAAGCAATACGAGAAGGAATGGCTGCGGGACGGTAAGGAGTCGAAACAACCCCGAGAAGGCTCCCAGCTTGCCGTCCAAGGCCCCCAAGGCGGTAGAATGATAAAGAATATCTTGGAAGGCCGAACGGGCCTTGGAATCGAAGCTGGGCATTGCAGGCACTAGATCATAGAAAGCGAGGTGAGGGTTCTAGGGATGAACAGAAGTTGTCGAGGCGACATCGATAATAGATAGTAAGGCAGAACGATCTGTCAAAGGTTGAAAACACAAACAAGTACATGCACGGGAGAGTCGAGATGAGAGTCAGTAGAAACGATGCGGTGGCGATCTGTGAGGCGTTGGGCTACGCGACGGCTAGGACTTGGAATAGGGCGAAGTTTCGCGAGCGATTAGCCGAGATCGCTGAATTGGGTAAAGATGATGAATTGTTGTTGGACGATGGACAGGATTCTAAGCGGCTCAACAACGTTCTGAAGGGGATTATTGAGGCTGGTGGAGAGGTGGAGTTGTACGAACCGTCGCGCAATCGGTCGTCCGACGATTCTACCCCAGCCGAGGAAACCGAAGCATCTGGCGTAGTCGATGACAATATGGTGATTGCTTCCGCAGAGCTTAATAAGGATACCGACGAGGCAGGGGCTAAACCCAAATCGAAGGAGGGACCTAGGGCGAAAAAGGAGCCCAAACCGAAGGAGGGGCCTAGGGCGAAAAAGGGGCCTAGGGCGAAAAAGGGGCCTAAACCGAAAAAGGAGCCTAAACTGAAAAAGGAGCCTAGGGCGAAGAAGAAAAAAGTTCCCACGACGAAATCGACATCGGACGTTGATAAGTTTGGTTCCCGCCTCGGAACGAAAGCGGCTGCGATCAACGCTTGTTTGACTGATGAACCGAAGACGATGCCCCAATTGATGGAAGAGGCTGGTGTAGAGGCTACGTTCTACAACCATTTGCGAAAGTTAATCGCAACTAACTATGTCGAGAAGATCGAAAAAGGCTACCGTCTTGTGTCGTAAGGTTGTGGTATGAGACAATACATACGACGAGCAATCGGGAAGCCTAACTATTGGAAGGTGGCTGTCTGGAATAATATGTTGGGCTGCTGGAAAGATGGTAGACGGCAGTTTAATACATCTGAAGAGGCCCGATCGACGACGAAGCAACCTGGACGATACAGATTGTCTTTCGTTGCTGACGGAAAGCCCCGACAAGATATGGAAGAGTTCGTTGTATGAGTAGTAGTAGCCCACATTCTGTTTACAATATCACCCCTGCTGATTACAGCAAAAGGAAATGTGGGGATGGTCATGGAAGGTCATTAGGGGTAACAAAGCCAGCATTATCAAAGCCCGGTTTTGTCCAACTCACACAAGACTTTTCAGGTTTGCGTCGTCATTTTCTGTTTCCGCCGTTCAGTGTGTTGCGAGCTATGGACGGAGAGTGGCAACGACGGAAGCGACAATGGTTGGCATTGGGGATCAAGAGTGAGGTAGGAAGAGGGGTTGTTACATGGAAAATAGGTCCTGATGGAAAAAGTACCTATTCTGATGATTTGTACACCGATGGAGCACGACGAAAATATGGCAAAAAACTTCCCGCTGGAATATCAGGCAGATGCGAAGGTGGAGGTTACTCAATCAATGCTGATGAATGCAGTGGCGGTGATACTGAGGCAGGAAGAGGTACTTCTATTTTCGACCCTGTTCTAAGCGAATTGATCTACCGTTGGTTCTGCCCTGCCAACGGCCAAGTGATCGACCCGTTCGCCGGTGGCAGCGTGCGTGGAATTGTGGCCCACGTTCTCGGTTATCGTTACTGGGGGAGCGAGCTACGCCAAGAGCAAGTGGAAGCCAACGAGCAGCAAGGCGGAGAAATCTTACCTGAGAACAGACCAACGTGGTTGTGCGGCGATGCTTTGAATCTAGTGCCAAATGCCCCCGAGGCAGATTTGATTTTCACCTGCCCACCTTACGGCTATTTGGAGGTCTACAGCGAATTGCCCGAAGATTTGTCAAATATGGAATACCCTAAGTTCCGAGAGGTGTATGCTGAAATTGTTCGGTTGTCTGTTGCTAAGCTGAGAGATAATAGGTTTGCTTGCGTGGTCGTAGGCGACTTTCGAGATAAGCAGGGATTCTATCACAACTTTGTTGGCGATACGGTGCGTTGTTTTCGACGAGCGGGAATGGGGTTTTACAACGAAGCAATCCTTGTTACAGCGGCAGGCAGCTTACCCATCCGCATAACGAAGCAGTTTCAATCGGGTCGAAAGATGGGAAAGACCCATCAGAATGTGTTGGTGTTTTACAAAGGTGATCCGAAGAAAATCAAGACAGTGTTTGGAGAGATAGAGCGATAATAGAGAAATTACTGATTACTTAAAGCCTGATGATCTTTTCTGGATCGTTGGGAGAAAGAAGGAACTCGATCATGCTGGTCCTGAGCAGGAGGACGAACGAGAGAATCGTTATCGGTGACGATATTACGATCACGGTTGTAGATATTCGCGGTGACAAGGTAAGGCTGGGAGTGGAAGCTCCCAAGGAAGTTCCCGTGCATCGTCGAGAGATTTACGACGCAATTCACAAAGAAGGGAAGAAAGATGGTCAAGAGAATTGAACTGCTGGGCTGCTTGGAATTGCTGACCCCTGGCCTGGCGAAGAAGGAACTGATCGAACAGTCTGCTTGCTTCGTTTTTCGAGACGGGTTGGCGCAGACATTCAATGACGAGGTGGCCTGCTCGGTGAAGGCCGACTACGGTATCGAGGGGGCCGTGCCAGCGGAACCGCTGCTCAACCTGCTGAGACGATTGCCCGACGAGAATATCAAGCTGGGGATCGGCGACGGTCAGTTGCGGATCGAAGGAAAAGCACGTCGCGGGGTGGTGCGGATCGACAGCTCGATCAACCTTCCCGTCGAGGATGTCGAGAGTCCGAGGGAGTGGAAGAAGGTTCCAGACGATCTTTCCGAGGCAGTGAAGATCGTCTGCGAGTGTTGCAGTCGGGATGAATCCCAGTTTGCTTTGACCTGCATTCATGTGCATCCCGAGTTCCTAGAGGGTTGCGACAACTTCCAGATCGTCAGATACTCGATGGTGACTGGCGTCGAAAATTCCATCTTGGTCAAGAGCGATTCGATGAAGAGTGTGGTGGGCTCCGGTGCTGTTGAATGGACGAGAACGGAGAATTGGTTGCACTTCAGGAACAAGGACAAAGTGGTGACGAGCTGCCGGAAGTACGCCGAGGACTATCCAGAGTTTGAAAAGATCATTGCTGCGAAGGGAAGGAAGCTGGTGCTGCCGAAGGAGCTTGGGGAGGTCGTGGCTCGAGCAGAGGTGTTCTCCTCGGATGGGATGGACGAGAATCAGGTGGAGGTTCGGCTGAAGCTAGACAACTTGATTGTCAAGGGTAGCGGTATCTACGGCTGGTTTGAGGAGCGGGTCGCAGTTAAGTATGACGGCGATTCGGTCCATTTCGCTCTGAGCCCGAAACTGCTCGTAGAACTGTCCCGGAAGGGCAGCATGTGTGAGGTGTCGGAGAACCAGCTTTCCGTGACCGCAGAGAAGTTCAAGTTTGCGACCGTCACCTGTGCCGTGGCTGCCGAGGATGATGGGTGAATACAGAGAGGATGATAAACGGGTTTCTCGATGATTTGTCGATTAAACGGAAGTTGCTATACGATTCGGTTTGTGTAGCGGAGGCGGCTTTTCGTTACTTTCGGGATGCAGGATTTCCATATCCTGATTTACCAGTCCACGTTTGTATGCAACAGATAAACAAGTTGCGATTGATGGAAGGCCGGTCATTGCTTAAAACTACGTGTGCATATCGGGTGGCTGACACCTATCATCGGCACAGGTATCATGGACATGTCATAGGAATGAAATCACCGATAGAGGCATATGAATCAGATGTCGATCTTCAGAAGGCGATAAGGCTTCACTTAAAATACCAAGAATTGGGAAAAGAGATTCCTACGAAATTGTACATAGTCAACGGTACGCAATGTTGTTACAATTTTCGACCAGGATATGCTTTGTACATCTATCGGAAGTATGGGATAGATTATGGTACGGTGTTGGATGTATCGACTGGCTATGGCGGACGATTGGTTGGTTTCATTGCAAGTGATATGGGGTGTTATATTGGTTTTGATCCGAGCATCGAAACCCACAAAGGAAACGAAAGATTGGCTGCTGATCTAGCTCATGGTAAATCTGTTGTGCTTTATAATCAGCCGATAGAAGATGCAAATGCAAAAGAGTTCAGTGAAACAGTAGATTTGGCTTTTACGTCGCCCCCTTATTTTTGTAAGGAACAGTATTGCGACGAAGAGACGCAAAGCTGGATTCGTTACAAGACTACTGGTGAATGGTGCAATAGATTTCTAGTTCCTATGATGCGTTTCCAGCACAATGCATTGCGAAGCGGCTGTCTGTCGATAGTCAATATAGCTGACGTGAAAATAAGGAATAAACGATACCCATTGGTCAAATGGGTAATCAAAGCTGCTGAGAAAGTCGGTTTTTGCTTGGAATCTGAAGGCAAGTTCTTTTTGTCCAAAAGAATGGGTGTAGGTGGCGAAGTAGCAACTGAATCAGTATTGGTATTTCGTAAATGAGTATAACTGGTTTCTTTTCGTTGCCCAAGTTGTCCAGGCAACCGGATTCGATCTTGCCCAGATGTGGCTCCTGCGGTAGGAAGAATTGCAAATCTCCAGATATGCCCGTGACCGGCGAAGGAAGACGACAGGTATTGGTTATGGCTGAGGCCCCCGGCAGCGAAGAAGATCGACAAGGAACGCAACTGATTGGAAAGAGCGGCCAGAGGCTTCGGTCCGAAATGAAGAAGTTGGGATGGGATCTGGATCGGGACTGTTGGAAGACGAATGCTTGCCGATGCCACGGTGACGGGGACAATCCGACCGACGCTCAGGTGATGGCCTGCCGACCTAACGTGACAAGGGATTTGAAAGAACTGAACCCCGACGTTGTGATCCTGCTGGGAGCTTGTGCGATTAAGTCTGTGGTCGGTCGATCTTGGCGAGAGAGCATTGGGGAGATGGGCAGATGGGTCGGATGGAGAATTCCGGATCAGCGTTTGAACGCTTGGGTCTGCCCAACGTGGCATCCGTCCTATCTGCTGAGGCAGAACGATCCGGTGCTGGACCTGTGGTTCGGCAGGCATGTAGAGGCTGCCTTGGGATTGTCTGGAAGGCCGTGGAAGAGAGTCCCAGATTACCTCCGAGACGTGCGGTTGGAGCACGACCCCAGGCGGGCTACATCGCTGTTGGAAGAGATGACGAAGCGTGATCCAAGCAAGCCTTTCAGCTTTGATTACGAGACAAACAGGTTGAAGCCAGATCATCCAGAGGCTAGGATCGTAAGCTGTGCTATCTCTGATGGTAAAACTGCTTTGGCGTTCCCGTGGACTGGAGGGGTGATTCCTTGGATGAGCAGTTTCTTGAGAAGCAAGAGGCTGAAGATTGCGGCGAACATCAAGTTCGAGGATAGGTGGACCAGGCGGGAGTTCGATCACGGCGTGAGGAATTGGCACTGGGACACGATGGTGGTAGCTCATGTGTTGGACAATAGACGTAAGATCACCGGCTTGAAGTTCCAGGCTTACGTTCAGTTTGGACAGCCACCTTGGGACGAATCGGTGGAGGAGTTTCTGAAGGCTAAAGGATCAAACGAAAGAAATAGAATTCATAAGGTCGAATTGAGACAACTGCTGCTCTACAACGGTATGGACGCCTTGTTGGAGTACAAGCTCTACGAAAAGCAAAAGGATTTGATGCGAGGGATTATTTGAAACCAACCACTGAGCAAGCCTATAGATTGTTTCACGATGGGTGCCGAGCCTTAGCGCAGGTGGAGGCCAACGGTATGAGAATTGATGTGGACAGGCTGCACAAAACTATCGATGAAACGAAGAGAACAATATCGGATTCCGAGGAGGCTTTGAAATCCAGCGATGTATGGCGACTGTGGAAGAAGTTGCATCGTTGGAGGGCCAACTTGGGTTCTCGGCCCCAATTAGCAGTGGTGCTGGAGGATATGGGACACGAGTTGAAGCGAAGAGAGAAGACCAACAGGGCGATTGTTGATGAGAAAGCTCTGGAGGGATTGGCTCAAGAAGTCCCGTTCGTCAAGGATTATCTCAGATTGGAGAAGTTAAAGAATCTGCTGAGGACGTATTTGAAAGGGATCGAGCGGGAGGTAGTGGATGGGTTCTTACATCCAATATTCAACCTCCATCTTGTCAAAACATACCGAAGCTCCAGCGATTCACCGAACTTTCAGAATATACCGACTAGGGACGAGGAGAGTGGTCGCTTGGTTCGTTCGTGCTTCGTTCCAAGGGACGACCATGTACTGATCGAGACTGATTATTCTGCTCTGGAGTTTCGGGTCGCTGCTTGCTTTTGGCGTGATGGTGCAATGGTAGCCTACGCTAGCGATTCTACGTTGGACGTTCATCGAGATATGGCTATGGAATGCTATATGCTGAGCAAAAACGAGGTGACGAAGCCCTGTAGATTCTATGCGAAGAATCAGTTCGTATTCCCGGAACTTTACGGATCGTACTATGTTAACTGTGCTAGGAATCTGTGGAATGCAATCGACTCTGGTGACTTAAAGACTTCCGAGGGTGTCGGCTTGCACAACCATTTGGAGGAGAAGGGTATAGATCGGCTGGGACGATGCAATCCGGGCCGAGAACCTGAACTCGACACATTCGAGCGTCACGTAAAACGGGTGGAGAGCGACTTCCACAAGCGGTTTCCACAGTGGGCCGAGAGGAAGGTGAAGTGGTGGGAACGATATAAGAGGACCGGAAGCTTCCGGATGATGACCGGCTTCGAGTGCTCGGGGGTGTTTACGCGAAACGAGCTTTACAACTGGCCGATTCAGGGGCCGGCGTTTCATTTGTTGCTTTGGTCGTTGATTCAGTTGCAGAGGTGGTTGGTTAAGGGACGCATGCGGAGTCGGATAATAGGGCAGATACACGATTCGATCGTAGCTGACGTTCACAGAGACGAGCTGGATGATTATCTGGCCGAGTCTCGCCGGATAATGACGGAGGACGTTAAGACGGCTTATCCCTGGGTAGTGACGCCGATGGAGATTGAGGTAGAGATGTTCGAGACGAACTGGTTCGAGAAGGTGACTTTGGCATAATGAGAAACGGATACAAGGAATTTATTGGAGCGAAGCAATTGCGGAAGAGTCGATGTGGATTCGATCCGATTTGGATGCCAGACTTTCTGTATGATTTTCAGTTGCATTTAACTGATTGGGCGATTCGCAAAGGTAGAGCTGCTTTGTTTGAAGATTGTGGGCTTGGAAAGACTCCTCAGGTTTTGGTGTGGGCCGAGAATGTTATTCGCAAGACGAATCGACCGGTGTTGATTCTGGCTCCTTTAGCTGTATCCAAGCAATTCGTTCGGGAAGGAGAGAAGTTTGATATTGAGGTCCATAACTCGCGGGATGGGGGTGTGGTCAAGGGTATAAATGTTGTCAATTACGAAAGATTGGATAGATTCGATGCGAGGGATTTTTCTGGGGTAGTAGCCGATGAGTCATCGATACTTAAGTCGTTCGATGGGAAGATGCGTAGGAGAATCACTGATT